TCAACTCTGTTTATTGCAGGGTTACAAGTTTCCTCATCACCCCACAATGGAGAAATGTCAATTGGTTTTGTTAATGATACAATTTGTGGTAATATCTGTAAGTCAGTAGATGCTTTAAACTTACCATCTTTCAATTGGTCTCTTGTAGCCAAACCCATTCTTATAATATCCTCTGGTGTTAATGAGAACTCACCCATATCAGATAAGTCAAGATCCATAAAAACAACTTGACCTCCAATAGGTACACCAAATATCATATAATCCCCACTTGAGTTTGTTTTGACTGTGTATTTATAATACTTGTCAAAAACTTCAATGGCCACTGTATTAAACAATACATCATTTAATGAAGGAAAAGTCCCTGTTGGAACATGTCCAAAATAAGATTCTTCATAAGGCAATAGATTATACCTATACCCATCTTCATTTGTGTCTTTCACATTTTTATATGGATATATTGCATTTATAACCTCATTGTTGGCATCTTCATCACTTATTGGTATGAAAATTGAAACCTTTGCATTTGGTAATCCAAACCCTGTATTTGCTGTCACCCTACCTGTAACAACACCATAATCAGAACAATTTAATGAGAAAACATCTGATTGCCTAACTTTAAAAGATAATATTTCTAAAAATTCAAAATCTTGTTTTAAATCAAAGTTTACTATCTTGTCTTTACCTATTTCTGTTTTTATTCTAAAAGAATTGTCCATTTAAACCATTTGTTTATATAAATATTTTATTGTTCATTATTTATAATAACAATTTTTGGTTTAAAATAAATAACTTACCCAATTGTCATACCTGTGGCCAACTTAGCTTTAACCCTAATATCTCTTTCTGGGTAACGTATATGATATATTTCTGATGGTTGTGCATATATTGTATCATCAACTGGTTGTATAATCTTATTATTAATATCAGAATACTGCATTGATGTTTCACCCCCAGAATAATCCCCACTAACCTCATTCTTAACCATCATCTCACTTATTGCAACAACACCATTCAATGTTTGGATGCTGCTTTTTAATTCAGACAAATTAACATTTGTGCCTAATTGCATTTTTTGTGGTGAAAAATAATTGTTTATAACTGTAATTATATTGTTAATAACATCTTTTGATGAAAACCCTGCTAATAATACAACACTAATGTCAATACTAACATCAATAACTTTAGCAGATGTAACCACAATGTAATCATTTAACATCCTATAATTAGATAAATAATTAGCAATATTGTCTGCCAAATATTTGGAATTATCACTTATCAATTTACCATTTATATCATATGAAAGTAATAGTATCTCAACTTTATTATCCTTTTCCTGGATGGAAACTTTTGCTGGTGCCCCAAATTCAGGTGGCATATTACGTATGATGGATTCATAATCCCTAATTGTAACTGCTCTTTTCTGTGCTGCAAAATTATAAGAGACAAAGTTTCTAACCTCTTCAACACTAGGTAAACCTGCCCCACCTATTGCTGGGAACAAATTATTTACCCTAAGTGAATTGACAACTGCTGCCTCTTGTGCAGAATTACCAGCATTAATAACAAAATTATTAGTACCTATTTGTGTTAATGTGTTTGGCCCTAAATTTGTATTTAAACCCCCTCCAACTCTGTACTGAATAAACAATGTAGTATTTGGTCTTAGTGTTCTACCTAATGAAAAATTATTCAATATGTTCTCCAAAGTTGGGGCTTGTCCATTTAATGTAAAATTATTCAACTGTTCCATTGCTGTATTAACTCCACTACCAAATGTAATTTTCTTAAACCCTTCAGGTGTGTATTCGCTAATAAATCTATTCTCTGTTTGTATATACTTACCAACCTTTATTCCTGCATTGCCTGTATCCTTTGTGCTATCAATTATAAAAACTCTATCTTCAGCCAATGAATCAACCTCATACCATCTATCAGTTTCACTTAAAAAGTCAGAGTTAGGTGGAATTGTTCCAATTTGTCCATTTTTTAATAAAGCACTTGTTATACCTAAAACATTTTTATCAGGCAAAAACAATTCAAAAAATGGTCTTACATCAGAAGGTGTTATAACACGTTTGAATACTTTTGTTGTACCATTAATAACTGGTTCTCTTTTTGTTAAGGTATAATTTATAATAATATTATTTAACTTATTTGGTATTACTGTTCTATTCTTATTACCTTGTGTATCATAATCAGATGAAAAATCAATATCATTTAATGCCTCAAATATTATCCCATTTCCAATAACTTGAGCCCCTCTCTGCAATAATCCTGCATATCTAATGTCTGGCTTATCTCCATATACCGGAACAGTTATTGAAAAATCACATAATGTAACAGAAGGTCTTTGCCCAGGTATCTTTAAACCATAAGTCTTTGCTATATTATATATAGATGATTTTTGTTGTGCATATTGTAAAACTGTTTCTTGTAAACTTCTATCAATATGATAATGCAAATTGTCAGCAACTGCTGCATTTAAGTCCAAAAAAACAGAAAATATGGACGCATCATTAAAATCATTGATTAAATCAGGATAATATGTTTTAACATAATTTATTAGTTCGCTCCTAATTCCTTGGAAATCCCTAACACCATAAGATATTTTCTTGTCTGCCATATTATATATTTATAATTACAAAATCACTACCAGCAAAACTGCTATTTGTTGTTGTATATTCTATTTTTATTTTTGCTGTATTCTCATAAGTTCCTTTACCTGGGGATCTATAAATCTTATCCACAGAACTAGAACCCATTTCACCTACATTTAATTTGCTTGTTTGAACCTCATCACTTTGCAAAATTGGCTCAATTGTTATTTTGTTCAAAACTAAATTAGGTATATATTTGTTAACAGCACTCCTAATATCATCTTCAATAATATCAAAAGAAACAATATCCAAAGGTTCAAATAAAAATTCATAAAGCCTTGTCCCAAAATCTGGTAAATAGTATCTACTACCTTTTCTTGTTAATAACAAATGCAATAAAGATGCTCTTACCTCCTCTGTTACATATTCTGTCATCTTTAACCCATCACCTTTTGGTGAAGTGTCAAAAGGAAAATCAACACCATATGTAAAACCTTCAGCCATTATAATTCATTTAAATATAAATATATCTCTTTTATAAATTTGTAAACTATTTTACTTTATTGTATATTTATATAAAAAAAAACTATGAAAACTATAAAATTATCAGAAACTAATTTAACTAAATTAATTGCAAGAATTGTTGAAGAAAAAGGAAGTGAAGGTCACTTTATGGACTACCATAAAGAAGGTAAAGCAAAAACTGGCAAAAAAGCACTATCTATGATTAAAAAAATCACAGATAAACTTTCAACAATGAAAGATAAATTTGATAATAGTAATTTTGCATTTAGTGAAGCTGATGTAACAAAACTTGAACGTATTTATGATACATTGAGTGGAAAATAAGTTTAAATCAATCCTATTATTAAAAACCCCCAAATCTAATTTAATAGAATATTGGGGGTTTTTTATTTATCTATGCCTCACAACTAACACACTCGTTTATATTCCTTGCAAATGATTGTGCTGAACTTTGACTAAACTGATAATACAAGGTCTTAACCCCCTCCTCATGTGCATACAAATATAATTGATTTATATCTTTTGCTGGAACTGATGGATGTATCATCAAATTAAGTGATTGTGATTGGTCAATATATTTCTGCCTCTGTGCTGCTTGTAATATAAGTTCTTTTGGTGATATCTCAATGAATGATTTGAAAACCTCTTTGGTTGGGAAATCCAAGTGCTGCACTGATCCATCCTTCTTCAAAATGCTCTCCCATACTTCTGGTGTGTTCAATCCATATTTATCCAACTCAATTTCCAAAAAAGGATTCTTATAAATTGTTTTTGATTTTGCTAAATCTTTAATAAAATAATTTGATTTTATTGGCTCAATACCCATACTAACTTGACCATGAATAAATGAACTTGATTTAGTTGGTGCTATGGCTATTAAGGTGGTATTTGCATAACCATTTCTTAATGATTTATAACCCTTTTCCTCAAATAAATATCTTGATGCCTCCTCTGACTTTTCTTTAAGTATTTTGAAAATCTGATTATTTAACTGTTTTGCCATCAAAGATTCAAATGGAACTAATTTTGATTGGAATAAAGAATGATAACCCATAACCCCCAATCCAATTGC